TAAGCATAGCATTTGTAATTGTATCTGTTCCTGGAGTTACAGTCTGTAATGCTTGTCCTAAGAAAATTACATAGCAACTATCTGAGCTTGATATTGTGCCACCTAAAGTTAAAGCAGTTCCAGATATTGAATAAGATGCTGGATCTTGACGTACATTATTTACAAAAATTGCAACATCATTAACTGATGCAACAGAATGATCTAAAGTATATGATGTACCACCATTACCAGTTATAACTTGACGTTTTAAACTTACAAAGTTGTTTGATGGTTGATTACCAAGATAAGCCAAATGTATTCTCCTATGTACTTATGGAGTCAACAACAGAAAGTATTACATCAACTGAACTTCCAACAGAAGCTAATGCTTCTACAGAATCTCCAGATTGAAGTACAACTTTCGACCCTCCATCGATTAACTCTAATGATCCACCTACAGGTATAGGTGCATCCTTAATTAAATAATAACTTGTGCCACTATTTTTAACAGTAGCATCAACTGTTACAGCAACAGTTCCTTTGTTTGCAAATCTCATTCCGATGATTGCATCATCACTGTTAGCAGCAGCTCTTACTTCTGTAGCAGATGTTCCGATACTTGTTTTTAATACTCTTTCAAAATCTTGTGCCATATTACTCCTTTACTATAAGGCTATTGCCATTGCAACAGCAAATCCATTTGATGCTAAAGTCGTTGCGTCTACAGCAGCTAATTGCCAAGCTGAACCCGAATAGACTTTTAATACATTTGACGTTGTATTGAAATATAAATCTCCCGCAGTTAGTGCATCTCCATCATTATCAACTGTAGGATCACTAGCTTTCGCACCCAAATAAGTATCATCAAAGTTATCAGCAGCAGCTTCGGCTGCGGCTTGTGCGGTCTGTGCAGCAGTTTTAGCTGTGTCGGCAGCAGTAGCACTTGATGCAGCATTAGTCGCTGAAGTCGATGCGTTTGATGCTTGAGTTGATGCGGTTGTTGCTGAACTTGCAGCATTGGTAGCTGATGTTGAAGCCTCTGATGCTTTTGTAGTAGCTGTCGTTGCAGAACTTGCAGCAGCAGTTGCTGAAGAAGCAGCATTGGTAGCTTGTGTACTAGCTGTTGATGCAGATGATGCAGCGTTTGTTTCAGAGGTACTAGCAGCACTAGCAGAACTAGCAGCGTTACTTGCCTGAGTAGATGCAGTTGATGCAGAAGATGCTGCATTGGTTGCAGAAGTAGATGCTTCGCTTGCTTTTGTTGTAGCAGTGGATGCTGAGTTAGCAGCGTTTGTAGCAGATGTTGCGGCAGCAGATGCGCTAGTAGATGCAGCACTTGCTGAACTAGCTGCGGCTGTGGCACTGGTTGCTGCTGAAACAGCGTCTACCAATAATTGAAAATGATCTGTGTCTGTTAAACTATCTCCAACAACTGAATCTGCTACACAAATATAAACATTATTTAATTCAGCAGTAGTTGTTGATTTAATTATATCTCTAACATTGTATGCCTCTGTAGTTACAGTTGCATCTGTACCTTTGAATGTACCTAGCTCTTGTGTTACTGAAATTTCTCCAGAACTATCAAATGCTAAAATTTTGTTTGCTCTTTCTGTTGCACCTACAGTAAATTCTGTAGATGTCATTGTGTTTGTTCTTGATAACTTGATTGATCTATCTGTTGCTTCAGATACTTGCTGTGCAATCATAGTAGTACGATCCAGACCCTCTTCATTAGTCTCCGCAGGGAATGGATCATTAGCGATATAATCTATCGCTTGAGTTTGCGGGACATTCCTTCTTATAACAACTGTCTCACCTGAAGCTGGTATATTGCCAGATGTAAAAGTTATTGAACCTCCACTAGCATCACCTGCACCCGCTACTGTATAGTGAGTTGTTAAAGTTTTAGTTGTCTCAGTTCCTGCTGCTGATCTTATAATTACTACTAAGTCTGTGTCCGCAAAAATTTTGAAGTTGTAGGCAAAGGTTGTGGTTGAGCCATTACCATTATGTGATGATTTTATTATCGTTGTAGATACTGTCATATTTATCCTATATTATTATTATTAATTAATATCAATAATAAAAGTTTTATCATTATTTATTACCTTTTTGAGTTATTCCGTACATACCTTCTAAACTTTCTTTTGCAATTTGTATAGTTCTTAAAATTAGTTTGTCTATTGCTTCTTGTTTTTCTTCTGCATTTAAATCTTTATTATTATGAATTTTACGAATAGCACTTGTAACTTCATCAATTACTTTTTTATTTCTCTCTAAAACAACTTGTTTTATTTTGACTCTTTTAAGTTGTTTTGCAACCCTTTCAGCTTCTGTCTTATCTCCAGTTTTTATTAAAAAATCAAGTGTTCCTCTAAATTTTTTAACTTGATTGTATTGAGTATAAAAATCTGTAATAAACTCTGATTGTATAGATGGGTCTCTTAAATTAAATGCTCTAATACCAGGTATTTTTGTTAATGAATCTTTAGGTTTTATAGGATCTTCAATTATACCAGATGCTACAAGAGCTTTATCTAAAGCCATCAACATATAATTACCTAAACCACCAGTCCAACCCCTTATCCAATTTTCTATTGTCATAGGTGAAGCAGTATAATTTGGATTATCACCAAATAAAGCCATAATAGTTCTTGAAATTAATTTTGAAGTTTCTGAAGTATATGGATTATATTGATAAGGAGAAAGTAATTTTGATTCCATATAATATGGAACAATAGGATTACCTGTAAAAAAACTTTTATTCATATATGTTTCTAAAGGTGGTACTAAAATAGTTGGTATAGGATTTAAATTTTTCATTTGATTTGCAATAAAATCTAAAGCAAATTCTCTACCATTTTTAATTGACTCAGGATGATCGCTTGCAATGTAATCTAAAAATTGTTCTGTTCCTGTACCAAAAACTACACCGAGATCAAAAGGTTTTGGTATTCTATATGCTCTTGCATCTTCAGTTCCTTCATCCATTACAACAATCCAATAATTATCTTTTACCCATTTAGGTTGCCTTCTATAAATTTCACTATCTTTGTTCGCATACCAAAAATATAGTGATGGCAAAACAATTCCTGCTGCGATAGCAGTTGCGGCTCTTCCAGGTCTATCTCTAAATGCTTCATAAATTTTTACATAACCTTGAACTCTTGCATTATAAAAAGCTGAAACTTGATTTAAACCTTTCATATAGTAACCCATTTTTGCATAATCTATTGTTACATCTCTAGTTTCAAAACCAGCTCTTTCTGCACGTTCTCTTCCTTTCAATCCTTCTCTTCCAGCTTTTTTATAAGCTAGTTGAAACTCACCAAGACGAGTTATATTTTCACCTATCTCTGATAATGTTCTTAATATTTCTAATGGATTTTTTATTTGGTTTCTAATTTTTCTTCCTGTTAATTGATCATACACAGGTTTATCAAAAATATTTCTATCAAGAGAAATTAAAGTTGATTGCATACCACCAGATTTTTCCCATGCTGCAAATAATTTTTCTGCATTTCTGTTTAAACCAGTTTTTGCTGCTGCCATAAGATAAGCACCTTTTAATGTACTCCATCCTAGTACAAAACCAGATTTAGAAAATATTGGAGCTAGTACAGTATCTCTTGCTATGTTAGAAAATACAAAGTCTGGAGATGTAGTTGCTCCAGCTCTTAATGTTCTAGCAGGTAGACCTAAAACTCTAGTGACAGCACCCATTTCAGATGGAGTAAATTCCGCTAATGCTTGTGCTAAATCTCTTCCTACTTCCCATGTTTCTAATTTACCTTTTCTAAAAACTTGAACAGTATTTGAATCTGATCTCATAAATTCTTTTGTAAAAACATTAAGATTCAAAATACCTGAATTAGAAACTTTTGAAGGATCATCTAAAATTTGTTCTAATTTTGATCTTTCTACTTTAAGTTCAGTTCTTTGTGAAAGTTTATTTATATCAGGAAAAGCATCTTTGTTTTTTTCTATAAAATCAAAAAATTTATTTAAAGAATTATTTCTTTCTGCAAGTTTTACTATTCTAAAAGTATTACTATATATAGTTTCTATAGGATCAAATAATGCAGCTTCACCACCTTTGACTCTTTTAAATGGATTTTGAACAACTTTAGTGTAACCTGTTTCTTTACCAGATTCCATTGCTTCTAAAATTCTTGCAAAAGGAACATAACTTTTATTAGCTTCAACCATTGCATCAAAAGCTCCTTTATCAATTAAACCAAGATCTCTTGCATATTCTAATAATTGCCTTTGATAAACATCAATTTCTTTTGCAATTTTATCATATTTTGGTTTTAATTCCTTAATAACTTCTTTTGCTTCTTTAACTTTAAAACCAGATTCAAAACCTCTCTGATTATATTCTATAACTCTTCTTGCTATTAAATACGCAGATAATTCTGAATATTGTTTTTTTAAAGTTTTTTCGTTTGCTTTTTTTCCTTGAACTATATTTTCTTTTCCTAAAAAACCTTTTTCAATTTTACCTTGCAAATTTTCTAATTTTAATGGTTGTAAAATATCATTAAAACTTTTTCCAATTACTTCTAAATCTTTAGCTCTTATCATTCCTCTATTGATCATAGAACCTGCACGATTAGTCATACCTACAAGAACTCTAAACGCTTCATAAATATTAAGTTTTCCAACTGTATTTTTAACATCTTCAACTCTTTGAACAATCCTTCTTAAAGGATGGAGTCTATCAATAAAAAGTCTTGTAAATAAATCTTTTACTTCTGCTCTATCTTTTGGTTTTTCAAATTTTACTTGATTTAAAAATTTTGTAACAACCCCAGACATATCTAAACCCTTTGTAAAATCTGCATCAACTTTAATTTTTTGACCAGTTTGTTTTTCAACAAGTTTAGCCATTGTTCTTGGTATCTCTATATTAATACTAGACATATCTTGTTTTACATTTTCATCTAATTTATATAATGTTGATAAATCAACAGCATCATAAGGAGTTTTTGTAATTATACTTTTTGCTTTAGCTGCTCCTCTTGAGGCTAATCCAAAACTACTAAATAGTATAACTGAATCTGTTAATTGTTCAGCACTTGGAAGTTTTCTTTCAATTAAAGCTCCCATCCCTTCAAAACCTGTAACTTGTAATAATGTAGATGGTAAAAATTTATTTGATAATCTACCAAATCTTGAAGCTGTAGATAATTGCAATCCCTCTTTCAAACCTGCTTTAATACCATACTTTCTGTAAGCATCCCAAAACTCACCCCAAGTTCCAACTTGTCCTTTTTCTCTCATTGTTAAAAAAGTTTCTCTTATAGAACCAACTCCAAATCCTGCACCAAAAACACTATAAGGTTTAGTTGCATATCCAATACCTAAATATAATGGAAGATCTTTTACAATTCTTGTAGCGTTAGTAATATTTCTTTCTAAAAAACCAGTATCTTCAAATTCTAAATTAAAATATTTTTCTGATTGGTCTGTTCCATCTATATTTGGAATATTGTATTGACTTTGAATTAAATCAACAACTCCTGTATTCCAACCAGCTTTTATTCTTTCCCCTATATCATTGAATCCTTTACCAACTGCTTTTTCATAAAGAGATCTATCATCTTTTTCTTCAGCTTCTTTTATTGTTGCATAAACATCTTTTAAACTTCCTTCATTCAAACCTATGTAAGAATCGTATACTGTTTCAAAAGCAGAAGTATCAATAGGTTGTACACCAAACTCTCCTAGTATTTCGTTATCATCAAAACCAGCATTTTGCATTATTGTTATTTGTTCTTGTTTATAATTTTCAATTTCAGCTGGATTAAATCCAGCATCTTTCATTAATTGAATATCGTTTTGTATTTCACTCATTATTGATTAGTTCTTTTTTTATAATCTGAAAATGTTTCACCAGGTAATCTTTGAGGTATATTCTTTTCTTTTTTTACTTTATCCATCATGCTTTTAAAAATTTCATTTTTATCAACTGTGTAACTTAAATAATCTTTAGCAATATAATTTTTATTAGTAGGGTCTATTAACTCAATAGGTTTTAATCCTTTTGCTATACCTTCTTGGTATCTATCATACATATCTCTTTTAAAAACATTTAATGATTTATTATATGTAACAGTATCAATTAATCTTACAGAATCAGATGCAATTAAATTTCTTGTTTGCTCTAAAAAAGAATAAAAAGGTGAAAATTGTTTTTCAAATAATTTTGGATTAGTGCTTTGATCTTTAATTATGTTTGCATAAAATCTAATATCATCAACATCTGTTCCTTGATTGAATCTTTCAACTATAGAAAATGCCTCTGTTTCTCCTGGCAAAGTAAATTTATCTGTAATTCTATTAATTTTATCTGTTGCTATAAGTCCAACTATATTTCTATTCAAATCTGCATCAGACATGGCAACTATTTTATTTGTATTATTATCCTGTATTTTAGTATTCAAATTAGTAAATTGATCTAATGCAACAGAATCTTGTTTAAAAAATTCATTTATTTGTTTTTGATTAAAACCAGTTTCAGGGTTTACTTTTACCATAACATCATTGTAAAGACTATTATCATCAAGTTTTTGAACAGCATCTTGTGCTTGAATTTCAAATATTAATTCATTTCTTTTTTCTCTTGCTTTTTTTGTAACAAAAGATCTAAACTCCCTTTTTTCTATAGTTGATAATGAATTATAAATATTTTGTAAGTTTTCATCACCTGCAAAATTTCCATTAAGAGTTTGTTTTGTAATATCTTTTAATGCGTTTGGAGGAATATCACTTACACCAACTAATGAAATAGTATTAGTTAATGCTTGAAATTTTTGATCTTTAATTGCAGAATCAGCTTTTTGTGAAAGTTCTAAAATTTCTTTTGATTCTAATACATTATACACACCATCTTCTAACTGTTTTTTTAATAAAGAAGGTTGAGTTATTAATAATTTGTTTGCAGTTGCAATAGAACCAAATTGTTGATATTTTAACTTTACTTCTTTTTTAAGTTGAGGTTTTTCATCATAAAATGGATTGGAATCTAACCTTTGATCTATTGATTCATATATTTCTTTTAGTCCTGAACCATTAGCTTTTTGAGAGAGTGCAAGAGTTTTTTGTGTAATAAAATCGCTATCAATATCAGATGATTCTTTAAATTGTAATTTTCTTGATTCTAATAATGAATTTGATTTTAACTGTGATGCAGAAGCATAAAATTTAGATTTGAAAATTTGTTTTCCAAAACGAGATAAGTTTTCACCTTTAGTAGATGAAATAAAATTGTACAACTTATCTACGCTTTGATCGTAAAAAGTAGAAGCATCTGAAGGATTTGAATTTTTACCTGTTTCACTAGATATACTTAAAAATCCTTGTGGTCCATTTTCATTATCTTTGTAAGAATCAGCTATTAATTTATCTACTTTATTATTTTCTTCTAATTTTTTTTCATTAATATATTCTTTTTGAATAAAATCAGATACAGGTTGTAAAGCAGTACCAATATTTTGTGATAAAGGAATTTGTAAATTAGTTTGAACACCTGTACCTTGAGGAGTAATAGTAGATTGAGATTCAAACGTAGGTATCTTAGGCATTATAATTACCCATAGTTAATAAACTTGTTCCAACAGTTGTAAGTGTTCCTAATTGTGCAAGTTTTGATTGTTGTCTAGCAACCTCACCTGATATTCTAGCAAAGTTTGCTTCTTCAAATTTTCTAGCTTTTCCGATTTCTGTATTATATCTTCTTATGTCTTTTTCTATTTCAGCTTCATATAAATTTGATAATGCTATATTTCTAGCAGTTCCAGAAAACTCTGCTCCTGATTTTAAAGTTCTTACTTTTTGAGTTCCTTGTAATTTTCTAAAACTTTTATCAAATTGCGCTAATTCTAAATTTAATTTGTTATCTAAAATTTCTGCTTCTTGTTCTTTAACTAAAGCGTTTCTATCATTAATAGATTTGTTATATTTACCTATAGCACCTTGTTGTTTATAAGTTGCTAAACCTATAGCACCTACTACAAATGGTGTTGCTGCTCCCATTAGAATATCCTCGCATATCTGTATTGGTCTGTTCCATCAAAACCAAACTTTCTCATTAAACCTTCGTTCTCCAAACCTAACCACTCTGCAAATCTTTGACCTTCTTTGAAATCTTTTCTGATTGCAGTTTGAACTCTGACAATATTATTTTCTTTAGCAACTCTTGCAAAATCTTTTTTGATTGCTTTTGCAACAGCTAAAGGATAGTTCCACATCTCACTTGATGCTATCACCCAACCTTCAGCTACTTGACCCCATATCATTTTCATGCCTGCAGCAAAGATAGGTTTATTATTAACTAAGCCAGTAAATGCTAAATCATCTTGTTCTAAATTTTTAGCATTACCTTCTATGTTAATATAATTTTTATCTGCTTCTAATACCTTATGGTTCATCTGACAGGATAATATAAACTGTCCATGTTCTGCAGTATAAGGCACAATATGTAGTATGTTATCCATCATTTGTTACTAGCCTTGGGTATACCGATAAAACAGTTAAAGGTAAAGGTTGAGTTTGCCTTATCACTATAAAACCATCTGTATCGTAGTTTCCTCTAAATTCAACTTCTTTATCACCTGTAAATGGTGCAATACCTTCGTTCATCGGATTAGCAGATGATCTAAAAGGTATTCTTTCCATGTTATTTAAGTCTGGTCCTACCTCAACACCTACAGTTTCAAATAATCTAATAGTTATTTCATATATTCTTTTTGTTTTACCTTGAGATGTTCCATTCTGTGAACCAGCATCTATTCTCATAGTTTGAAGTAATGAAGTATAAGCTAAACCAACTTTTACTTTTTTAGCAGCTCTATCTAAATTTATTGCACCTGAACTGACAGTTTTCGTTGGGTGCGTTGCGCCATCGGCTAATATAGAAACTGTTTGTCCTTCAAGGTGAGTAAGACCTGATAATGTTTCGACAACTTGATCTACTGTATCACCAGATGTATGTGCGGCTGCGTTGGTTAGGTTTTGACCTCTTGTGCATCCTGTAAGATCATTTGATGATTTACCTGTGTAAGCTATGATCTCTTTACCTATTTTTATTTTACCTGAACTGTTGAAAGAACTAGCGTCTGTCAGTGTGATTGTAGATGCTGAGTTTGAAATATCACCATTAAGTGTTGTTGAAACACCATCATAATTTAACTGACTATCCAAATAATTAAATGTAGTATTATCTGTTTCTGTAAAATCAAATGTATTCAAAACTTCTACATATCTTTTAGTTGCACCATTGATAGTTCTTTTTACAATAACATAAACTTCATACTCATCTAAATCTGTAGGTATAACAGCTACACTTTCACAAACTGCATTGCCAGTTCCAAAAGAACCACCAAAGATATGTCTATGCCAAGCAGTAACTTGT